GTCTCCAGTACAGTAAGATGACAATTTATTTTTCCAATCTGCGAAATGATTTTTAAATGTAGCTGAGTGTATAGTGCAATTGTTTTCACCATTTAATTCTTGTAAACGAGACCATACTTCAGGTGTACCACTTTTTTTATCAAATAAAACTACAATTTCATCTGTTTTACGTCTTCGTTTTAATAATAAATTAAGTAATTTGGTTATTTCCTCCAATTCATTACAAACTGTTATTGCATAACTTATCTTCATATTATCCTGGTAATACTCCAATATACGACAAAGCATCCATATAATCACGCTCAGAGAAATAAGCTATTGTCTTCATATCAGTTTTATGAGTTGTTTTAAATTTTTCTTGTTCTTCTTTATTTAATTCTCTAGCTTTAACAGCAGCCCATTTCCAATCTTCAGCACTAGTACCACTAGCATAAACCATCCCAATTTCTGGATCATTTATTGAATGGGGTAGCCATACTAAATCGGTTTTTACATCTAACCAAGATAAGTCTTTATATAATTCTGGGAGTACTTCCATTTGTTGGTTATAAAATTCTTCTCCAACTTTCATTAAACTATTAGTCCAAAAACCACATGATATACTATAATAATTAGTAACTTCAGGGCTTACCTCTGTTTTATAACATAAATCACCTCCTGATCTAGGACAATCTATAATTTCATCGTGTTGCATATTTTATAATTTAGGTGTTTCCATTGTTGGTAACGTTAATTCTACTTGTTTTGGAAATTCTGGGATGTTTTTATCTAAAATTTCACCGATTAATTTTTTCATATTATCAAAACTAAATTTTGTTTTAATATGATGGCCTTGTTGTTTAGCTGGTGTAATAAACTTTTTATATTTTTGATGTACTGATTTTAAAGCATTTATAAAATGTTTAGGACTAACTTGAAACCATTGTGTTTCTGCTTTTAACCACTGATTAGCAGCACTTGCATGTACATTTTCTAAATTACCTGGTAATAAAGTTGTGTACATAGGATTTAAGAAATCAATTTGTCCTGACCATCCTGAAGCTATAATTGGTTTTTTGCTTAATCCAAACTCAGCTAATGGTCTACCATATCCTTCTCCTTTAGTCATACTAATCATAGCTTTTACTTTAGAATGATTATATAATTCATTCATTTGTTCATCTGTTAAATTTCCATTTAATAAATAAATACTTGGAAAATCTGTATCTCTAGGATAGGTATTTTTAATTTTTCTAATTTTATTTAGTATTAGTTCTCTACCTATATAACTATTTCTACCTGAAGATGCTTTTAATATTAACCCAGGTGATGATTTTTTGTTTTTATAAGTGTCAATAAAATATCTAATCATAAGACCTACATTTTTTCTGTCATGTCCTACAGCACCATTCATCCAATGCCCTACAAATAAAAAGTTAAATGCTTCTTTAACACCCTTTAGATCAAAACTAACTTCAGATGGTTTTAAATGTTTATATAAATCTAAATCAACACCCTCAAATACCACTTCCATTGGTTTTTCTAATTGAACTTTACCTTCAACAATGTTTGTTTGTTTATTTCTTTTTTCAAATGATATTTTAGAAAATACATCTTTGCTATGTGTAGATGAAACCCAATTTAAATCCATTCTATTTAAACCCTCAATCCATGATGCATCACATCCTGTACTTTCAATTCCGGCTGTACATCCAATATTATATTTACCTACTGGTTGGAATTCACTTGGAATTGTTATTTGCATCCAAATATCTGGTTTTGATTTTATATTTGGAATAAGATAAGATTGTAAAAACTTCCAGTTTTCATGGTCGTTTAAAAAACCTCCTGGTGTATCACCCCATCTTTGAGGTAATATTTTAACATCAAATTTATCTAACTCGATTATTGATTTAACTACATCTCTAGAACGTGCTCCATATCCACTATAAGTGTCAATTGGGCAACTTATATAAAAAACTGATTTGCTCATTAATATGTTATTTTGTGATTTAAATATTTTCCTTTAACTTCTGAAGTATTGATTAATTCATAATCAGCTCTTGGTTTCCATTTTTCAAATAGTTCATCAAATGCTTCAATTACTCTTTCACCTTGTTTAGCTGAGTAGAATCCTGCTTCTTCACTTAAACACCATTCTCTACCTTTTAATCCTCTAGCTTCACGTTCTTCTTTACTTAAATTATAAACTTCTGTTATTCTAGCTGATATATCATCAAATGAAGCTCTATCATCGTAAATATAAGGTGTCATTGGTGAACCTTGAATTGATATATTAGTTGGGTAAACTGGAAATGCCCATTCACCATGTTTCTTAAATGTACCTCTATGGTTAGAAGGAATGTCTGCATCTGGTGTAAACCAATTATCATTATCATCTACAAATCTCATTTGATCTTGCATTCCACCTGTTGTATTAGCTATAATAGGTGTACCTGATAGCATTGCTTCGGTTAATGTTAATCCCCATCCTTCATTTGAAGTACATAATGTTTGAACATCTGCTAAATTGTATAAATAATTTAGTCCTTTTTTGTCTAATTTATTAGTTGAAAATACAACACAACGATTATATTTTTCTCCAAATAAATATTCTTTTACTGCTTCTAAATCAGTACCATGATCTGTTGATAATTCAGTATGTAAAACTAATCTACATTTTAATGCCTCTTCTAATTCTAATGAATCTAAATGTAATCTAAAAGCCATCATCGTATCTGGAATTTGTTTACGTCTAATGTTTCTAGAGTTAAAGAATGTAACAAAATTTACCTCATCACCTTTAAATACTTCTGATCTAAACTTTTTAAAGTCATTATATTCTTCATGACCTTCTTTAATTGGATAAAAGTGTTTATGATCTAATCCGTGTGGGATATATTTAAATATTCTGTTTTCATTATCACAATCAGCTAAAACCAATTTATTAATATTAACTGTTTGTTTTGAAATACCCATTAATAAATCACATGCTTCATAGTATGGTTGATTATATCTAGGAGCTGGATAGTCATCCCAAATGTTCAAATATGCTATAGGGCATATTTTTCTAATTTGATCTTCCATATTAAATATGTGTAAGAAATATCTAGGATCAGTAAATAACATTACAGCATCTGGTTTCTCCATATTAATAATATTATGGATTTCTTGTGTTGTGCCATAACCATTTACACAATACATAAAAACTGAAGCATCTTCTACCCCAGTTACTTTTTTAGTATCTGCACTTAAATCTAATCTTTTCCCGTTTTCTGGATGTTTAATAGCTCCACCTACATTTACCCAATTAAAGTGTTGGCAAGTATGTGTAACAATTTCTTTAGCAACAGTAGCTACTCCTGAATGTACTCTAATATCATCACAGATTAGTAGTATTTTCTTTCTCTCATTAGGAGGAAGATATTTAAAACTTTTATTCATTCGATTTGTTATTTATAGTTCGATGTTAGTTTGATTGTTGATTTTTTTCCTAAAATCTTCGTCCGTAAGATACAAAAATATTGATCGATCAGCAAGTTTTTGGAAAGAAAATTTACGTCTTACACATTCAACTTTAAAATCATCAAATAGATTGCTTTGTACTTTAACACTCGTTAGTGTCATTTTTGCTTTATTAGCCATAATTTTTATTTTTTAATAACGTTTAATTATACATATATCAGAATATCAATAAATTATCCCTTTGTCACATAGTTCCTTTTCTTCCTTATAAGGACAAAAAGTACAAGTCCATTTAGACGGTGTTGCTGGGTATTCTCTATCTTTATGTTTACCTGTAGAACTAAAACACTCTGATATAAAGTCGTTTATTGCTGTTTTAGCTCTTCCTAATTTTATTTTTCCACTTGGTGGTACAAATTGTTGTACTCTATATGCTTGGTATGGTGACATAATATTGTCATCATCTATGTCTAATACCTTCCTTTTAAGTATAAAAAATTCAATCTCAATTTTATCTAAAGGTATCCCATATTGTTCAGAGAAAAATTGTTTATAAAGTAATAATTGGTATTGTTTATCCTCATCTTTTTTAGCATAATCATTCCACCCCTTAGTACTGGTTTTAATGTCGATTATCTTAAATGTCTCTGTTGCTTCGTGGTATGTGACAACATCAAGATATCCCATATATAACACGTTATTTAACATTTTATTTGGTGCTATTACAATAGGTATTTCACAACCAACTAAATATGTACCTTTTTTACTAAAATATCTGCTACGTTTTTTCTTAAACCATTCTAAAATAGCAATCCCATCTTCAAAAAATTCCCTCATTTCAGTTGCATCTGAGAAGTGAGAATCATTATTTTTTTTATATTGTGCTTGGTATTCAGAGATATAAGCGTTTTGAAAATGGTCTTTTATATCTATTTCTCTATCTGCGGCAGCAAATGATTTTTCATATGCTACATCTAAATAGTGCTGCATTGATTCATGTACAGCAGTCCCAAATACAGTATGAATTGAAGATGTAAAACGTTTGATTTTATCCTTATATTGTAACTTCCACCTTTGAGGGCACCCTCTAAATATACTCATTTGGGAAAAAGAAACATTTTTCTGGAATGCGTAATTCAATGGTGGTGGAGGATTATTTCTAATCTCCTTAACTATATTAGGAATTTTTTTAGCCAAACTATTTTTTCCATTTGTTACGACCTACTAAAAGACCGATTATACCATAATTGGCGATATCAATAAATGTATCTTGTATACCTTCACCTTCAACAAATGATTTACCATTAATTAATAGGTTTTTTAAACGTGATATTTTATCAGTTAATCTAATACATAGCCCAGTTAGTGAGAATTGTTTGTCATCGCTGTTATTAACGATATCCCCGCCTAAAGCAATGTTATTTAACCCATAATCCATATGTTTACGAGCAAACATTTCATACATTTCTTTTTGTATATTTTGAAATTCTTTAGATAATTCTGGATATTCATGTTCGAATATTTCTATAGGGGTTGAATTTATATTTGGTACTTGCTTTTTAGGTCTTTTTAAGCCTCCCTTGGCATTCATTATTTCTCTATCACTCATAACTTTTTCTAATTGTATAGCATTGGCACCAAAGTGACCAGTACTATTGATTTTATTTTCTAAACTTTCCATGTATTTTTTAATCGAATCACCCATTGATCTGCTGTTCTAGTGAAAAATACTTATCTATTGCTGCTAACCTATCATCAGCATCAACTAACATAGCAAGTGCTTCTTCAGCATTTTTATAAAAGTCTCCTGTTGTGTGGTCACCAATTCCAACTGCTCTATCACCTAATAATTCAAGTGATAATAGTGCTTTTGATTTGTCTGCTATTGCAGACGTACGTAACATATCTATTAATTTTTTCATTTTAAAATTTTAGTTATTTCTTTTTTTTCTAATCCTTGATCCTCCAATATACGACGAATTTGTTTGGTATCCAACAAATTCATATAGTCTTTTGCTTCAATCCTCGAACATTCCCAATAACTAGATAATTTTTCTAATAATTCTTTACTCGGTTGCTTTATTTTTGATTTAATGTATTTATTCCATTGGTTATTTCTAGGTATAAATTCTCTATAAATATTATATATCATTCGTTTTTCTTGGGGTGGCATTTCTTGAACATAATTTACTACCTCAATATAATCTTTGTTCATAGACATAAACCTATGAATCATATAACTATTAAATACTTCCCAATCTTTATCGCTGAAATCACTTACAGGTTGTTTAAGGGAATTTATTTGTTTTAACCAATCGAATACATTATTCATTTAGCAAAGCTCATCTTTAAGTTCTTCTCTTAATTCTGCTGGAATTCCTTCACCTAATATTTTCATATTTGTTGGATCATAAAATACAGGGATTGGCATAATAGCATCATTATCTGTTCCTGCTACGAATTTTGAGATTTTTCTTAAGATAACTCCTGATTGGAATACACTTTTGCCCTCGGCGTTTGTAATACCTTCTGTTGTCTTTAGATCAACATTCATTTGAGGGACTTGTTGGTTTTGATGTTTCATTTATTTATTATTTATTATTTGATTAATTAAACTCATTGCATTAATTTCTTTATCTATTCTAAAATTAGCCTTATATTGATGATCATTTATTAATACTGCTACTGTACCTATTTTATTAGGCAAATATTCATCAGCATTATCATATAAAAATTTAAATAATTGATCAAAATCATCTATATTAGAATCAGCTATTATCTGTCTAATAGTAACAAAACTTGGTTTAGATTTTTTAAGTTCCCCAAGGATAGTAGCTAAATAACTTGTTGATACTAGTAATGAATCATCCAGATCTAGACTTCCATCTTTACTGCTGGATTGAATCGTGTTAAGCATTTTTCTTAAGTCAGGGTAGTATTGATTAACTACTTTACCAATGGCAATAGGTTCGAACTTAATACCTTCTTTTTTACATATATCAGCTAAGTGTATAGCTACTTCCTTTTTGGTTGGAGGAACTACCTTCAAAACTTGACACCTTGATTGTAAGGGGTCGATTATTCTTTCTACAAAATTACAAGTTAAAATAAAACGCGTCGTACGTGAGAAAGTTTCAATGATATTACGGAGAGAAGCTTGCGCTTGGATAGTAAGAAAATCAGCTTCATCCAGAATGACCACTTTAAGTGGTTTAAAAGACATTGTGCTCGCAAATCCTTGTACTTTATCCCTAATCGTCTCAATCCCTCTTTCATCAGAGGCGTTGATATAAAGATGATCGCAATCAAGATTTTTAATACAAAGTTTTGCCAAAGTAGTCTTTCCTGTTCCAGCTGGTCCATAAAATAAATAATTTTGGATATCGTTGTTTTTTAATTGCTGCGCAATTGATGCTTTTAATTTAGCATTACCAACGTATGTATCTAAAGTTACTGGTCTATATTTCTCGTTTAATAAACTATTGTCCGTATTCGCCATAAATTGAAAATAATTTTTCTTTTGGTGCTTCAATTACTACTTCTTCTGCGTTGATTGCATATAATGAACTTTGTAATGGTTCTAATCTATAATGACCTTTAAATCCAGTTTTAACCATATACGCTTCCAGAGTATCAGTTAATGTTTTATGGATAGGACCATTAGGAGCATTTGCAACCAATTGCCACTTATCGCCAGGAGGAACTCTCTTGGCGATTAGTACATTGTCTTCTTTTATTTTAATTGTATCTTTCATATGATTAATATTGTGGGTTACCCATCATTCCAGCGGCATTAGTAGATGAATCTTGTAATATTCTTAACTTTTCTTCAATCGACTTTTTATCTTGTGTTAATGTACATTCAGTTAATAATACTGTTCCTGCAACTGATGCTGCATTTAATAACGCCAATCTACAAACTTTTGTGGGATCAATCACGCCTTTTTCTCTAAAGTTAACAATATCTCCTGAATTAACATCAATACCTGCCCAAACATCATTTCCTGAATTAACTAATCCATCAGCTAATATTTGACCTTTAACTTCATCATAACCAGCATTAACTAGAATTTGATTAAATGGTTTTGAACAAGCAGTTTTTACAATATTTGCTCCAATTGAATCGGCTTCAATACCTGAGGAAGCATATAATAATGCTACTCCACCCCCTGGAACAATACCTTCATCTAATGCTGCTTTTGTAGCATGTAGAGCATCATCTACTCTATCTTTTTTCTCTAACATTTCTGTTTCAGTGTTACCACCCACATGAACGATTGCTACTCCTCCGACGAATTTTGATAATCGGTTTTGGAGTTGTTCTGTTTCGTACGGGGTCGTGGCTTTCTCGATTTGCGATTGTAGCTCTTCAACACGTGCTTCAATTGATTCAGCTTCTCCTTTTCCATCTACTATTGTTGTTTGTTCTTTAGTTACTGTTGCTTTTCTTGCTTCACCAAACCATTCCCAAGAGAATTTGTCTAGTTTCATTCCTTTTTGTTTATCAAATACTTTACCACCAGTTGTGATTGCAATATCTTCTAAAACTAATTTACGTCTATCACCAAAATCAGGTGCTTTTACAGCACACACATTAATTGTACCTCTCATTTTATTTACAATCAAAGTAGCTAATGCTTCGTTATCAATATCTTCTGCTATAATTAATAATGATTTACCTTGAGCTGAAACTGCTTCTAATATTGGTAGTAATTCTTTTACTGAACTTAATCTATGATCCATAATTAGAATTGCTGGGTTGTCTAATATACTTTGCATTGAACTATTATCAGTAACAAAATAAGGTGATTTAAAACCTCTATCAAACTGCATACCTTCTACTGTTTCAAGATAAGTATCTCCAGTTTTAGATTCTTCAACGTGTACTACACCTTCTAAACCAACTTTTTCAATTGCTTTAGCAATTAATTTTCCTGTTTCTACATCATTATTAGATGAAATTGTTGCTATTTGTTCTAATTGGTTTTCACCTGATATATCTTCAGCTATATTATTATTTAAATTATCAATAACCTTTTTTACATTGGCATCAATATCTCTTTTAATTTGAACAGCATTTTCTCCATTATCTAATGCTTGTAAACCATTCTGAATCATTTCTCTAGCTAGTAATGTTGATGTTGTTGTACCATCACCTGCTTTATCAGCTGTTCTCATTGCTGCTTGTCTAATTAATAATTGGCCTAAATGTTCTTCAGGATCAGATGTTAAAAATGATTTAGCAACTGTAACACCATCTTTTGTTGATTGTGGTGGTTCAGCATGTCCTCTAAATATAACAACGTTTCTACCATTTGGTCCTAATGTTGATACAACTGCATCTGCTAGTTTATTAATTCCTTTTAATAAGCCTTGTCTAGCTTCTTTACCGTACTTTACTTGATTTTCCATTAAATATCTGTTAAATTTTCTTTATCTTGTTCACTTATTTCTGTTGATTCTAAAGCATCTTCTATACTCACTTCTCGATCCATTCTTGCAAGGACATTATTTTCAGGTCCTACAAGATAATCTTCACCATTAAATGGTAATTTTGTGAATCCTTGAGTTGGTAGAACTACTCTATCACCTAC